AATTACTAATAATTCTATCGCCGGTATTATATTCGCAACTATTGTTTTTTTCGTTATCTAAAGTTTTTTCTTCAATTTGTTTTTTATTATTTATATTATTTAATGCTTCCAAAACGTTGATTGTATTAATGTTAATACCTTTCTTTTTTTTATTATTATCCTTCTTATATATTTTTGATTTAGTATTTACATCTTTTAAATAATTTAAATTTTGATTAATATCTGACTGTTTGTTTACAGTATCATAATATTGAAATAATATATCACTTGTATTTTTATAATATTCTATTTCATCTAATTTATTTAACTCATTTAATCTTGATTTTATATCTAATATTTCTTCGCTTAGTTCTATATTACTAAACCATAATTTACTATTTATATCTTTATCTGTACTATTTTTAATAATATTTAATATATTATTTTTTTCCTCTTCGCAAAATTTTAGTTTATTTTTGTAATACAACTTTTCTTTATCGCTCTTTTCAAAATCCTTTATCATATTATTATGCATTGCATCTAATGTAAAAGTTTCATTTATATCAACAGAGACCTTTTTCTTTGATGACTTCTCTTTAAACATCATTATATTTGAATTATAAATATTAAGGTTTATATATAAAATTAAAATTGTGTCTTATAATCTATATTTTTTTCTCCTCTAATAGTATAAAGAATATAGCGTAAATGGGTGGTGGTCTTCTTCAATTAGTAGCTTATGGTGCTCAGGATGTTTATTTAACTGGTAATCCTCAAATTACCTTTTTTAAAGTAGTTTATCGTCGTCATACTAACTTCGCTATGGAAGCTATACAGCAGACATTTAATGGAAATGTTGGATATGGAAACACAATAACCTGTCAAATATCGCGCAACGGCGATTTAATTAATCGCATGTATTTACAAGTTGATGTGCCCAAGAAAACTAGCACTGCTGCTACTGATTCATATGTTAACTACTGAGGTCTACGCTTAATAAAATCCGTAGTAGTAGAAATTGGTGGTCAACAAATAGATAAACATTATTCCGATTGGTTATACATATGGAATGAGTTATCTTTACCTATGGGCAAAAGATATGCTTATGATACTATGGTCGGTGCGGATAAAGATATAACAACTAATAAAAATACTACATTATATATACCATTTGAATTCTGGTTTTGCCGTAATGTAGGTTTAGCACTTCCTTTAATTGCTCTTCAATATCACGAAGTTAAAGTAAAAATTGAATTTGAAACAAAAGTAAATTGTTTATTAGCTAGCTCTGTTTCTGCAGCTGCCGCCGCTACTTCTGCAGCTGCCTTTCCTGAAATAAATTCCGCCTCATTATGGATAGACTATATATTCTTAGATACAGATGAACGTAGAAGATTTGCTCAATTATCTCATGAATATTTAATAGAACAACTTCAATTTACTGGTACTGAATCTCTTGTAAATAAAAGTAACCGTATTAAATTAAACTTCAATCATCCCTGTAAAGAATTAATCTGGGTAGCAAAAAGTTCTGGAACACACAAAAATGCAAGATGGTACGATTATAATCTAGCGAAAACTGCTATAGCTGATAATACCGCGCCGTTTTTAATAAGTGGCACTTCATCATATTCATATAGTAGTAATTATATTCATCAAGTTACACCGACTGCTGATAATTACAATAATCCTTTCATAACCTCTATTTTACAATTAAATGGCAATGACCGTTTTGCAGTAAGAGAAGGATTATACTTCACACACGTTCAACCTTATCAACATCATACTAATGTTCCCGTTAATAATCCTATCAATGTATACTCGTTTGCTCTTAAACCTGAGGACCATCAACCAAGTGGCACTCTCAATATGTCTCGTATAGACACTGCTACTTTAATGGTTGAAGTTCAAGATCTTTCTGCTACCGGTGTAGGTATGCCTAGTGCTGCAGAATATTCTTATACTGGTATTAATATATACGCAGTTAATTACAATGTATTACGTATATTATCTGGAATGGGTGGTTTAGCGTATTCTAATTAGTTATAATAAAATGTGTTATATAATTCCCTTTTTTTTTTCTCCTCTAATAGTATAAAGAATATAGCGTAAATGGGTGGTGGTCTTCTTCAATTAGTAGCTTATGGTGCTCAGGATGTTTATTTAACCGGTAATCCTCAAATTACCTTTTTCAAAGTAGTTTATCGTCGTCATACTAACTTCGCTATTGAAGCCATTCAACAAACTTTTAACGGAACTCCTACTTTCGGCAATCGTGTTACTTGTCAAATATCAAGAAATGGCGATTTAATACATCGCGTATATTTATCTATTATTGATTATACTTCTGGTGATACTACTGCTGAAACGGTTTGTCCTTATTTCGGTCTTCGCTTAATTAATTATGTAGAAATTGAAATAGGTGGTCAAAAAATAGATAAACATTATTCTCACTGGATGTATATATGGAATGAACTTTCATTACCTAAATCTAAAAAAGAAGCTTATAAAAAAATGGTTGGTTCTAATAATACCATCGCCAGATTACAAAATGCCAATCTCTATATACCTTTAGAATTCTGGTTTTGCCGCAATGTAGGTCTAGCGCTTCCTTTAATTGCTCTACAATATCATGAAGTTAAGATAAATATTTTATTCGAAGAAAAAACTAAATGCCAAGGTTCGACTTCAGCTATAAAAGAACTATCATCTGTAAATTTATGGGTCGATTACATATTCTTAGATACTGATGAACGCAGAAGATTTGCTCAATTATCACATGAATATTTAATAGAACAATTACAATTTACTGGTGCTGAAACTGTAAATGCCGCAAGCATGAAACCAAAACTATCATTTAATCATCCGTGCAAAGAATTAGTCTGGGTTTCTACATGCGACCATCATGCAGACCAACCTACAAAAAATAATAATTGGATAAATTATTCTACTGATCCAAACACTTATGATTCTAATGGTAAATTATATGCAGAAACCAGTGCAGTTTCTTCAACAAACCCTGTTGTATCCGCTAAACTCGTATTAAACGGCAATGATCGCTTTTCATCAAGACCTGGTTCTTATTTCAATTTAATACAACCTTATCAACATCACGAAAATATACCTTCAAACCCTGGTATTAATGTGTATTCATTCGCTCTAAAACCTGAAGAACATCAACCGAGTGGTACTCTCAATATGTCTCGTATTGATACTGCTGTTCTTAATATAGATATGAATGCGACATATGCCGTTAATGCATTCTCTAAAAATCTTCATGTATATGCTGTTAATTATAACGTATTACGTATATTATCGGGTATGGGAGGTTTAGCGTATTCTAATTAAATTATATTAATTATCTTATACGTTGTTAAATTGCTATAATATCCCTTTTTTTTTTCTCCTCTAATAGTATAAAGAATATAGCGTAAATGGGTGGTGGTCTTCTTCAATTAGTAGCTTATGGTGCTCAGGATGTTTATTTAACTGGTAATCCTCAAATTACCTTTTTCAAAGTAGTTTATCGTCGTCATACTAACTTCGCTATTGAAGCTATTGAACAAACGGCAACAGGAGGTACTTCTCTAGGTTCGCGCGCAACTTTTCAACTAACCCGCAATGGTGATTTAATACACCGTATTTACTTTTACGGAAAAATAAAAAATAATTCAGATACCGTTGGTAACGCTAATAAAGTTGCATTAGTTCCTAATTTTGGACAAAAATTATTGAAAACTATTGAACTTGAAATTGGGGGTCAACGTATAGATAAACATTATTCTGAATGGTTATACATATGGAATGAGTTATCTCTTCCTATTGGCAAACGCGAAGGTTATTATAAGATGGTTGGTGCAAATAAAGATAATAATTGCACACAATTAAATGAATCTCAATCTTATGAATTATATGTTCCTTTAGAATTTTGGTTTTGTCGCAATGTAGGTCTAGCACTTCCTTTAATTGCTCTACAATATCACGAAGTTAAAATAAATATCGAATATGAAACTGCCGCTAACTTATTTGATAAAGACACTAAAAATACAACTTTTAATGATTCTACATTAAAAAACAGTACTTACACCGTAAATAACATAAGTCTAGTAGACTCTAAATTATGGGTCGATTATATATTCTTAGATACTGATGAACGCAGAAGATTTGCTCAATTATCCCACGAATATTTAATTGAACAATTACAATTCACAGGAACTGATAATATAACTTCTTCTACCAATGACGATGGTATGAAAAGTATGCGTATGAATTTTAATCATCCTTGCAAAGAACTTGTATGGGCTATAAAAAAAAATGAAGACGGTGTATATTGGAATAACTTTTCTACTGCAACTCCATTATCGGGAGTTACTACAGCAACTGTAAATGATTATTATAATTCAACAAATCCAGTAAGGCAAGCTAAAATAATGCTTAACGGTAATGATCGTTTTGCGCAAAGAAAAGGAGAATATTTTTCTTTAGTCCAACCTTACCAACATCACGAAAATACTCCAGATGACTTCCATAAAGGCATAAATGTTTATTCATTCGCTCTAAAACCTGAAGAACATCAACCAAGTGGTACTCTTAATATGTCTCGTATAGATACCGCTGTTCTTTCATTATCCTCATCTATAAGCGGAAATATCTACATATATGCCGTAAATTATAATGTATTACGTATATTATCTGGTATGGGTGGTCTCGCTTATTCTAATTAAATATTATATGATATCTATGATATCTATGATATCCATAAAACAATATTCTTATTTTTCAATTTATAATTATTATTATAAGATAATATGATATTATATAAATACTTTGATACATATAATGATATCATTTTAGTGTTTAATCCAGCATTAAATTTATTTTTTTCATTAAAATAGTATGAAATAATATCTTCTAAATAAGGTAAACAACGTTTATTCATCAAATTAGTATATTGAATAGTATTTCTTCTAAATGTTAGATACAAACATTCTTTATCTGTAAGTGTCATATAATTTTTTGTACTTTTCTTTAGTTTATTTATTGTTTTATTATAATCATTATTAAGTTCATAACTATATTTTTTAACTAAATTACATTTTAACATATCACAATTATATTTAATTCTTTTTTCTCTCACTATATCTTTTAAATTCGTCTCTTTTTTTATAAAGATATTTGATGATTTATTAATCTCACTCAACTTTTTGAGTTCACAATAGTTTTGCAAATTATTAACAATAATTGCAAAATAATCCTTATTAGTAA